AGCGTCTTCAGCCTGGGGGCGCCATCATTGTGGTCATGTGCATGACCGGCGACACCAGAGTCCTCATGGCCGATGGGAGCGAATCACTCCTCAAAGACCTCCGCCCAGGGGATATGGTCGCCACCTACGAAGATGGCCGATTGACCACCGCAAGGGTGAACAACTGGCGGTCAAGTGGTTGTGATTCCGTATACAAAATAAAAACAGAATCTGGCAGAATGCTCCGTGCAAACGAGAGGCACCCGTTTCTCGTGGAATGCAATGGAGAACGCGAATGGGTCAGGCTCAAGAATCTCAAGCCGGGTATGGAACTTGTCTCACTGAAGGATGCACTCGTCCTCCCCGGGCAAAAACAAAGCCTGGGCTTTGCGGCCCCTGCCAAGCTAAAGCAAGCTATCACCGCAAGAATCCAGATGCTCCTTACCGCGATGTCGGGCACCACGGCAAATGGAAAGGCAAACAGTGTTCTTCTGAAGGCTGTGACAAGTCTGCTGTATCCAAAGGGTACTGCAGCTCGTGCTACCAAAAAGCTTTCCCGCCCAGGAAGCGGACCTCTAGGGAAAACAGGGCGGCTCGCATCAAACATCGCTACGGCATCACCGCTGAGCAATATGAGCGAATGGTTGCGGAGCGCAACAATCGATGCGATGTGTGCGGCGAAGAGCCTAGCGCAAGCAATACTCGTGCCCATTGGAACGGCAAGCTTTGCATCGATCACTGCCATGACTCAGGCAAGGTACGGGGCCTCCTCTGCAACGATTGCAACCTTGCAGTCGGGTACGGGAAAAGCCCGGAAACGCTTCGCAGAGCGGCAGCCTATCTCGACCTTCACAGTTGATCGAATTGTGGAGATCACCCCCGACGGGGAAGAAGAGGTCTTCGACGTAGAAGTTGACCGCACGGAAAACTTCATTGCCAACGGTGTCGTCAGCCACAACACTCGATGGCACAAACGAGATTTGACAGGCCAGATCCTCAAGTCCTCTCTCCAGCGGCAGGGATCTGATGAATGGGAGGTGATCGAGTTCCCGGCGATCATGCCTTCAGGGGAGCCTCTCTGGCCCCAGTTCTGGCCCAAGGCAGAGCTTGAGGCCCTGAGGAACGAACTCCCTGCTCCGAAATGGAATGCCCAGTATCAGCAGAACCCCACTTCAGAAGAGGGCGCCCTCGTTAAGCGAGAATGGTGGCGCGAGTGGGAAAAAGACGTACCCCCGCCGTGTGAGTTCATTATCCAGTCCTGGGACACCGCGTTCCTGAAGACTCAACGCTCGGACTTCTCGGCCTGCACCACCTGGGGTGTGTTCTACCACCCCGATGATGATGGCCGGGCGCAACCCAATATCATCCTCTTGGATGCCTATAAGGAGCGCCTTGAGTTCCCCGAGCTGAAAAAGAAGGCTTACGAACACTGGGCTGATTGGCAGCCCGATGCCTTCATTGTGGAAGCCAAGGCCGCAGGGACGCCCCTGATCTTTGAGCTTCGCGCCATGGGCATCCCGGTGTCCGAATACACCCCGTCCCGGGGCAACGACAAGATCGCCCGGGTGAATGCCGTGGCGGATCTCTTTGCCTCAGGCACGGTCTGGGCACCGGCAACTCGGTTTGCGGAGGAGGTCATCGAGGAGTTTGCTTCCTTCCCTGCTGGGGAGCATGACGACTTGGTGGACTCTTCCACCCAAGCATTACTCCGCTTTAGGCAAGGCGGGTTCCTTCGACTCCACACGGACGAGGAGGATGAACCCCTCGTGCATCAACGAGCAGAGTACTACTGATGGGGTTTCTCCAAAGCAACATCCCGCATTTCAAATGCTGGGTCCGCCGGGAATATACTCATAACCATCTGAAATATCATGGAGAGTTCCTCCATGCGATGGCGATTGCAGTGACCACCATCCCGGCACGAACTTTGAGCTTTCAGGTGATCTTCACCGGGGCAGAGACTTACGACTCGGATGAGCCGAATGTGCATGGCGGTGCCATGTGGGCGCGGATGCCTCTAACCGCTCTGGTAGGGGATACCCCGCTGGAGGAGTGGCCTGAACCCATGCCAGCCTGGGCAGCCCAGCCTTGGGACTGCGCATCGAGGACTCACGCGGTCTATGTCCTTGATCGATGCCAGCCCTGCCCCTGGCTTGCCAAGATCGACGGGAAGTTCTACCCGGCAAAGTACTACTTCACCGTGGATTACACTGATTCTGAGATCGGCGATGACCCGGCCCAGCACAAGCAGTCCCATGTGTTAGAGTTGCTCGATGCTGGCCGCTGGACAGGAAACATAGTAGCGTTGCCGAATAACAGGGTGCGAGTCACCCATCCCGCATGGTGGGAGACCGGCGAGGGCGCACCGGATTTCAGGCCCTCTCAGCACATTCATTACAGCAAGAGTGACTTGGATTACACCTTGGATGTGAACCAAGTGTTCGACAATCTCTACGCGGAGCAGCGTGATGAAAAAGACTAAGGGCTACATGAAGGGCGGCAAGACCAAAGGCTACATGCGCGGCGGCAAAACCAAAGGCATGGCCGCTGGCGGCAAGCTCAAGATGGTCGAGAAGGACGGCGAGAAGGTTCCCTTCTTCATGGCTAAGCAGGGCGGCATGATGCCCAGCGGCACCCGCATGACCACCAAGATGATGGCAGCCGGTGGAAAGACCAAGGGCGCAGCTCGCGGCGGTGTTCGCGGTTCTGGCGCAGCCCGTCCTCAGACCTTCACGAAGAACGGCTAAATGGCTATTGATCGCGCCATTCTGGACTCGGACCCGCTCCTTGGAGAAGGGGAAGAAGGCATCGAGATCGAGATCGTTGACCCCGAGGAGGTGTCTCTCCAGACCCCCGATGGCGGGGTGATCATCGATTTCGACCCGGACATGGCGGAAGTCAACATGGTCAACCATGATGACAACCTCGCTGAGTTCATCGATGAAGGCGATCTCGACGCTATTGCCTCGGAGCTGGTCGGCAATTACCGCTCTGACAAAGAAAGCCGGGCCGATTGGGAGCGTTCCTACATCAAGGGCTTGGAGCTGCTGGGCCTTAAGCATGAGGACCGCACCACCCCCTGGGACGGCGCCTGCGGTGTGTTCCACCCGCTACTGACTGAATCGGTCATTCGCTTCCAGTCTCAGGCCATTCAGGAGCTGTTCCCTGCGGCAGGCCCGGTCAAGACCTCTGTGGTTGGAAAGATCGACACAGACAAGGAGAAGCAGGCTCACAGGGTGCAGGATTACCTGAACTACCTGCTTACCGAGAAGATGACCGAGTACCGCTCCGAGACCGAGCGGATGCTCTTCTCTCTCCCTCTGGCAGGTAGCGCGTTCCGCAAGATCTATTACGACCCCACCCTGGGCCGTCCTTGCAGCATGTTCGTCCCGGCAGAGGACTTTGTGGTCAGCTACGGGGCCTCGGATCTGAACACATGCGAGCGTGCAACGCATGTGATGAAGAAAAGCTCCAATGAAATCAGGAAGTTACAGGTCTCTGGGTTCTATCGAGACATTGATCTACCCCCGGCAGCCCCTGATTACGATGATGTGGAGCGCAAATATGGCGAGTTGACCGGCGATTCGGTCAGCTATGACTACGATTCCCGGCACACCCTCCTTGAAATGATGGTGGATCTGGACCTCCCGGGCTTTGAAGACACCTATGAAGGCGAGCCTACGGGCATCCAACTGCCCTATGTGGTGTCCATTGACCTCTCGTCCCGGACCATTTTGTCCATCCGGCGCAACTGGTATGAGGATGACCCCCGGAAAATCAAGCGGGAACACTTCGTCCACTACCAATACATGCCCGGACTGGGGTTTTACGGCTTCGGACTGATCCACATGATCGGTGGATTGGCGAAATCCGCCACTTCACTGCTCCGCCAGCTCGTTGATGCGGGCACCCTGAGCAATTTGCCGGGTGGTTTGAAGTCCCGAGGCCTCAAGATCAAGGGTGATGACACCCCAATCATGCCCGGTGAGTTCCGAGATGTGGATATTCCGGGCGGAGCGATCAAAGACAACATCGCATTCCTGCCCTACAAGGAGCCGAGCAACGTCCTGTACCAGTTAATGGGGCAGATCGTTGAAGAAGGCCGCCGATTTGCGTCGGCAGCGGACGTAAAAGCCGCTGACATGAACGCAGAGGCCCCTGTCGGCACCACTTTGGCGATCCTTGAGCGCTCCATGAAGGTGATGAGCGCGGTTCAGGCCCGGCTTCACGCCTCAATGCGGGTGGAATTGCGCATTTTGAGCCGTTTGGTGCGCGATTTCGGCCCCGAACAGTACCCTTATGTGCTTGAAGGCGAGCCGATTGTCTCTGAGGACTTCGATGACCGGGTAGATATCATCCCGGTGAGCGATCCGAACTCTGGAACCATGGCCCAGCGCATCATGCAGTACCAAGCTGCGCTGCAACTGGCCGCCCAGGCCCCGGAAATGTACGACATGCCCCTGCTTCACCGGCAGATGCTGGATATTTTGGGCATTCGGGACGCAGACAAGATCGTTCCCACCAAGCGGGACATGAAACCGACCGATCCGGTCAGCGAAAACATGGACATCATCAACGGAAAGCCGGTCAAAGCGTTCCTGTATCAGGATCACGAGGCCCACATCCAAGTTCACATGTCCATGCTGCAGAATCCGAAGATCATGGAGGTTATGGGCAAGAGTCCGAACGCCCAGAAGGCCATGGCAGAGCTGGCAGCCCATGTTCAGGAACACGTTGCCTTCCAGTTCCGCGATCAAGTGGAGCGCGAGCTGGGTGTGGAGCTGCCTCCGCCCAACGAGCCGCTGCCTGAAGACATCGAACTGCGGATCTCGCGCCTTGCTGGCCCGGCAGCAGCCCAGGTTACCGGCAAAGCGCAGCAGCAGCAGCAGATGGAGCAGAATCAGAAGCAGATGCAAGACCCGATCCTGCAGATGCAGATGCAAGAGCTTCAGCTCAAGCAGCAGGACATCCAGCGCAAGGCTGAAGCCGACATGGCGCGCATCCAGCTCGACATGCAGAAGGCCATGGCAAAGGCTCAGCTCGATCAGCAGCGCCTGGATCAGCAGGAACGGCTTGAGACCGCCAAGCTCGGCGCCAAGATTGCAGAAAATAACACGCAAGAAGAACTTGAAAGAGCAAGAATTGCTTCACAAGATCAAGTGTCAGGTGCAAAATTAGGCGTGCAAATTGCTAAAGAGGTCATGGGTCGTTGACCACAGAACTAGACATACTTGATTATTTGCGGTCAAATATCAGGACGCAAATGAATGAAATCGCTGATCATTTGAGCGGCGGTGCTTGCAAGGACTTCGGGGATTACCAGAAGTGCTGCGGGATCATTCAAGGATTAGCTTGGGCCGAGCGAGATCTTCTGGATCTTCGGGCCAAGTACGAGGAGGCATAGCGACACCGAGCGCTATTACTCGGTGCGGCGACTCTAGGCGCCTTTCCTAGTGCAAGCGACTTCAGGCGTTATCCTGATGCGAGGAGACTATGAGCGAAGCAGAGCAGCTCATTGCAGATACGGTCGATGATGACCGAAAGAAGGCCCGACAATTACCCTCACCCCGGGGGTATAAGGTGCTTATTGCACTGCCCGATCCCGAGAAGGCGTACGAAGGCGGCATCATCAAGTCGTCCAAGGCCCTTCACGAAGAGGAGATCGGGTCTATCGTAGGGATGGTCCTTGAACTAGGGCCAGACTGCTATAAAGACCCTAGCAGATTCCCCTCTGGTCCCCTGTGCAAGCAGGGCGACTGGATTCTCATGCGGAGCTACTCAGGCACCCGGTTCAAGGTGCATGGCAAGGAGTTCCGCTTAATCAACGACGACAGCGTTGAGGCTGTGGTCGAAGATCCACGGGGGATTGTTAAGGCATGATGGAAGCTAAAGAGCAGTACCTAGACGACGGCGCCTCGGCAGAGGACAAGTTCTTCGGCGTTAAGGCTACCTTTGAAAAGAAGAAGCCCAAGATCGAAGACGAGGACTCTGATGTCGAGATCATTGACGACCGCCCCCCTGAGGACCAGCGTTCTCCCAAGGCCAAGTCCAATGACGACGACCTCGATGACGATGAGCTAGGCCAGTATTCTGAGAAGGTTCAGAAGCGGCTAAACAAGCTCAAGTACGAGTTTCATGAGGAGCGCCGTCAGCGTGAAGCTGCAGAGCGGATGCGCGAGGAAGCGGTTCGTGCAGCCCAGCAGCTCGCCAACAAAAACAAGGAGTACGAATCTCTCGTATCCCGGGGCGAGCAAGCCCTGATCGAGCAGGTTCGGGAGCGAGCGCAGCTCTCCCTGAATCAAGCCAAGGAAGCCTACCGGAAAGCCTACGAAGAGGGCGACACGGACAGCATTCTTGAGTCCCAGGACAAGCTGTATCGCGCTCAGGCAGAGCTTGCCGAGGCCGAGAAGTATCGGTCCTCTTACTCCCAAAACGCCCAGCAGTACAAGGCGCAACAGGAGGAGCTACGTCGCCAAGAGATCGCCCGTCAGGCGGCTCTCAGTGTGGCACAGCAGCAGCAAGTTCAACCCCAGGTCAGCCCCGAGGCACAGGCCTGGGCAGAGAAGAACCAGTGGTTCATGCGGCAAGGTTATGAAGAGATGACCGCCCTGGCCTACGGTTCGCATGAGGCTGCGATCCGCAAAGGGATTCAGCCCAACTCGCCTGATTACTTTGACTACATCGATAACCGCATGCGTGCGGCTTTCCCGGAACACGACTGGTCGGATGAGCGGACTAATGGACGTACCGCAACTGCGACGACCGGATCGAGACCCTCGTCGGTGGTGGCACCCTCCGGTAGGAGCAACGGTGCCAAACCGCGCAAAGTGCAGCTAACGTCCACTCAGGTCGCTCTCGCCAAGCGTCTTGGGTTAACCAATAAGCAGTATGCCGATCAGCTCTTGAAGGAGAAAGGATGATGGCAGTCGAGCGCACCCCCCGAGAAAGTGAAACGCGAGAGGATGAAGCGCGGCCATCCGATAGCTGGGTACCGGCATCTATTTTGCCCAACCCGACTCCCAGGGATGGCTGGGTTCACCGTTGGATTCGGACCTCCATTGTAGGTCAGTCGGACAACACCAACGTATCCCGCATGTTCCGAGAAGGATGGGAACCCTGTAAAGCAGAGGACTATCCTGAGCTTAAGCTTCGCTCCGACATTGGGTCGAAGTTTGATGGGAACATCGAGGTTGGCGGGTTGCTGCTGTGCAAGGCTCCCAAAGAGAAAATGGAAGCTCGGAATCGGCACTACCTTCAAGTTGCGGCTAACCAAATGCAGTCCGTTGACAACGGCTTCTTGCGGGAGAATGATCCGCGTATGCCTCTGCTCAGGCCCGAGCGAAGCACGCGGACAACCTTTGGGAAGAAATGATTCCCAAATCCCATAAATAAGGAGCATATCAATGGCTACTTCAGCAACCCCTAGCGGGGCGGAACCCACTGATACCCTAAGCGCCAGCGGCTCGTTCACGGGCAAGGTGCGCCATATTAAGATCGCCAATGCTTACGCGACGGCTATCTTCTACGGCGACTTCGTTAAGCTGGTCAGCACGGGTACGCTTGAGAAGGCTGCAGTCACCACCGCCGTTGTGGCAGGTACTGTCGGCATTTTCGTTGGCTGTGCGTTCACCGACCCGACCACCAACCAGAAGACGTTCTCCCAGTACTTCCCGGCGTCCACCGCTGCGGATGATATTGTGGCTTACGTCGTTGATGATCCTCGTCTGCTGTTCCGCATGCAGGGCGACGGTTCCATTGCCCAGACGGGCCTTGGTAACAACGTCCAAGCGATCAGCACCGCTGGATCGACGAGCATTGGTCGGAGCCGCAATGCGCTTGATGCAAGCTCTATTGCGACCACCAATACCTTCCCGCTCCGAATCGTAGACTTCGTAGACGGCCCTAGCAGTGCTGTTGGTGATGCTTACACCGACTGTATTGTGACTTGGCTGCCTGGAAGCCATGCCTACGATACGGCCCTTGGCGTTTAATTAGGAGGCCTAAGCAATGGCTATTTCACGCGCACAAATGCTGAAGGAACTCCTGCCGGGGCTTAACGCGCTTTTCGGTTTGGAGTACGACAAGTACGAAGATGAGCATGAGCTTATCTACGAAACTGAGTCGTCCGAGCGGTCCTTTGAGGAAGAAGTGAAGTTGTCTGGCTTTGGTGCTGCCCCCGTGAAAGCGGAAGGCGCTGCCATCAGCTACGACGCGGCACAGGAGTCCTTCACGGCTCGCTACAACCATGAAACGATTGCAATGGGTTTCTCGATCA